GCTCAAATGGTACTGACTAATCCGAATATCCGTTTCAATATAATTAATGGAACCCAAATAACCCGGCAAAGGGTAAATTTTATCGCCTGGCCTGTACTCGTTATATTCAAAAACCTGCACCTTTCTGCCATCTGCAGTTGGGTCGAATGGGTCGTAAATTACCGGTTCAGTTCTTTTGTATTTTTCTTCCCAATCTTCACGAACTGCAAAAAATCCTTCCTTTGTTTTGCGTACAGTTTGAAAAGGGAGATGGTAAATTTCTGCAATGTCCCCAAAGCCGTTATACACAATCTTCCACCGGTAACCGTTAAACAATTCAATGTCAAGAATTGACTTTTTAGAAACATCATTCAGGCTTTCGCCGAAGTCGTTACACTTGCTTAAAATGTATTGGCCTTTCGGATCATTCTCAATTTTCAACCCTTTACCAAAAATGTAATTGGATTTGCCGTTTATAATCGCATTGTGCTTGCTGCTTTTATTGTACAGGTAAATCAGGTATTGCGGGTAGGCGTTATCTTCACCATAATAAATAACATCTTTTCCCGATACCTCTTTAAATACCGGCACCTTGCTATCTGCAAACTTTATTACTATCGTGTTATTATCGTTCATAAACTACATAGGTTGTTGCAGGGTTGTATAA